TGCTAAGTTAATGGAGGAGAACAAAGGATTAGCCAACAAAGTTAAAGCTATATCCGAAGGAGATGTACAGGAACTTGTACAACAACAATTAGATGAGAAGATGGACGATGGATTCTTTGATTCTATGTTAGATGAAGTCTATGGTTTCTTGAAACTATGCCTAATGGGTGTAATACTTTGGAACATCATACCGATAATTTATACTAGATATGTACAGAAAAAATCTAACAATAATGATAAATCAATTAAAAAGACTAAGAAGAATTTATAACAACTTGAACAAGAAGGAGAAGGCTATTGTCTTGACTGTTCTATGTTTAAGTGGAATTATAATACTTAACTTACTTTAACAGACAATTAGTAGCACTAATGTCAAGACCCACTGCGGTGGACAATCTCGATCAAAGGTTCAAACGAAAGTCGCAAAACAAATACATAAACATTAATAACAAAATACATAAGGAGATAATATATCATGGCTAATGGAGATACATCCCCCTCACGTGTAGGACAAGTTAATAGTGCTGGTGACGTAGATGCTTTGTTTCTTAAAAAGTTCAGCGGAGAAATCTTGCAGACCTTTGAGGAGTCAAACATTTTCAAACCACTACATACTGTTCGCACAATCGAAAACGGTAAATCAGCTCAGTTCCCAGTAACTGGCGTAGCTTCCGCTGACTACCACACACCTGGCGAAAACATCGCTGACGGTGGAAACTCATACTTGAGCGACATCAAGAAAGCAGAGAAAGTAATCACCATCGATAAGATGTTACTTGCTTCTACCTTCTTGGCTAACATCGACGACGTAAAGAATCACTACGACATCCGCAGCGTTTACGCTAACGAATTGGGTAAGGCTCTTGCTAAACGTTTCGACGAAGCTATTGCTAAAGTATTCATCGCTTCTGCTCGTTCAGCTGCTGCTGTTACTGGTGGTAAAGTCGGAGGAATCCTCGACGTTTCTGCTAACGTAATGGGAGACGGAGCTGACTCAAATGATGACGCTGACAACACTGCCCCAACAGGAGCAGAACTTGTTGCTGCTTTATTCACTGCTGCTCAGAAGCTCGACGAAAACGACGTACCTAGTGACGGACGTTTCTGCGTACTTCGTCCTCAAGAGTATTACAAGTTAATCACTGGCGGTGCTGGTGCGTTGGCTATCTCTACTTCGGCTGTCAATAAAGACGTTGGAGGAGTAGGAAGTATTGCTTCAGGATCGATTCCTCAAGTTGCAGGTATCACGATCTACAAAAGTAATCACATCCCTTCGACTGATTTATCAGCTGTTACTACTGGAGACGGAGCTTCTAACAATGATGTCTTCGGTGCAAACGGAGCAGGTTACAATGGTAACTTCACAAACACTTTAGGTGTTGTTGCTCACGCTGCTGCTGTAGGTACAGTTAAGCTTCTTGATCTTGCTACTGAAAGCGAGTATCAAATTGAGCGTCAAGGAACACTTTTTGTTGCTAAGTATGCTATGGGTCACGGAGTTCTCCGTCCTGAGTGTGCTATCGAATTACAGAAATAGTTCTCTCTTCGGTGTTGGGGAGGTTTGGATTCGTTCCACTCCCCTTCACTGATATTTTTATTTATAAAGAAAAGCGATGGCACTGACTACTAAACTAGAAGCGGTAAACATAATGATCTCTGTAATAGGAGAGTCACCTGTTAATACTTTAAGTGGAACTAGTGTTCCTGTAACCGTTACACAGGCAGTCCATGCGTTAGAAGAAACCAGCAAAGCCCTCCAATCAGAAGGATGGCATTTCAACACAGAGTATGATTACCCACTTGTTCCTGATTCTGTTACAAGTAGGATTACTCTTCCTGTTAACACTTTAAAGGTAGACTTAGACCCTGAGATATACACGGACTCTGATCCTGTACAACGAGGTCTTAAACTATACGACAGGAAAAACCACAGGGATACTTGGACTAAAGACTTAAAGGCTATTATTACTTTTGAGTTAGACTTCGAAGAACTACCTGAACAATTTAGACATTACATCGCTGTTAAATCAGCTCGCATCTTTGCTGCTAGGTTCTTAGGTAGTCGAGAGATAGAAGGGTTTGCTTTAAGAGATGAGATCGAAGCGAAAGCTAGAGCTATCGAGAGTGACTCTGAGAATGCAGATAGAACTATCTTCGATAACTATAGCGTATTACGAGTACTTGATCGATAGAGATGCCACTGCTTAACACCAGTATTCCTAACCTTGCCCAAGGTGTATCACAACAGCCTGACAATTTAAGATACCCTGGACAGTGTGATGAACAAGTTAATGCTTGGTCAACTGTAGTAGAAGGTCTAGTAAAAAGACCTAACAGTAGGTTCTTATATGATACTAACTTAGGTGCTAATGTTAGCTCTGATTTATTTAGTCACTATGTAGATAGAGATGAACAGAATAAATATGTTATTACCTATGACTCTGTTAACGGATTAAAAGCAAGAGACTTAACTGTTGATAACATTAGTGATGGTGAGATGGATATTACTATTGAAGATGCTACTGCTGGTGCTTACGTAGCTGTTTCTCTTGCTGGTAATCCTCTTAAAGACCTTACAGCTTTAACTATAGCAGACTCTACCTTTATTGTTAACAAGGCTAAGACGGTAGCTAAAGTAGCAGACGTTGAGTTAAAGACTAAGCCGTTAGAGAAAGATGCTTTAATATTTGTTAAACTAGGAGACTATGAGAAAGCTTATAGCATTTACTTGGATGGACTGTTAGTCCCTTTAGCAACAGCTTTACAAGGCACTTCAACTGACGATTACCATGACTATACCAACACATCACACGGTAACTCAGGTGTTCAACCTGCTACTTACATTAGTGGACCAGCAGATAAAGAACCTAAAGGAGCACACGCTGACACGGAGTTTATAGCAAGAGACCTTACCGATTGTTTAGACACTTATATAAACGGTGCAGGTACTTTAGAAGTTTTTGCTTTATCGGGAGGATCAGGTTTAGGTCTACCATCTAATCTCAGCCGCTACTACAATCCTACAACTACATTTCATGTAGACCAATTTGACGCTGGAGTAAAGATAGGAGCAGGTGCAGGTGGGACTTTAACTGTTGCTAACGGTGTAGTCACTGGTTCTACTTTGACGCAAAAAGGCACTGGTTATGATAGCTCTGTTTCTACTGCTGCTTATAACCCAGGAACACAATCTGGAATGTTAATAACTGTAAGGTGGAGAGCGTCTCATTCGTACAAGAGAGGCACGTCAATTAATTCAGGAGACCTAAACTATTTAACTCCAGGTGTTATAATGCCTACTATAGACTCTGCTACTGTCGCAGGTACTACTACAAAATTTACTACAGAGAGGAACGGAAGTGTTATAAAAATATCATCAGACACAGACTTTAGACTTAGAGTTTCAGATGGTTTAGCTGACCAAGGATTAGGTGTTATTTATAAAGAAGTAGATAATATTACTGATCTTCCTAAATCTTGTTTTAATGATTTCCGAGTTAAGATAATAGGAGACACAGACCTAGAGCAAGATGATTACTATGTAAGGTTTAAGAGTAAAGATAATGAAGCATTTGGAGAAGGTAGTTGGGTAGAAGAGCCTGGTTGGTTTCAAGATGGAACTGATAAAGGAGTTGTTACAGGTATTGATACTCTCATAGATAAAGACACAATGCCTGTCCAACTATTTCCTGACCAAACAACAGGTAAGATAACAAGCTTTACTTTAAAAGTTGTTGATTGGGGTTCTAGGACAGCAGGTGATGATAACACTAATCCATTCCCTTCTTTTGTTGACGGTAAGATCAATGACATCTTCTTCTTTAAGAACAGACTAGGATTCCTTACTAATGACTCAGTAGTGTTCTCAGAAGCAGATGAATACTTTAATTTCTTCAGGACCACAACACAGTCGTTACTTGACTCTGCTCCTATAGATGTAGGAATATCACACACTAAGATAAGCTTACTTAAATACGCACAAGCGTTCCAAGAGAAGCTAATGTTATTCTCTGCGAAGACACAGTTTGTATTAAGAGGTGCAGACTTGTTAACACCTAAGACAGTTACGATCTCTCCAGTTACTGAGTACGATGTATCAGAAAGCATTAGACCGTTAGCATTGAGTAGTCACATATACTTTAACTTTAAAAGGAATAGCTTTGAAGGATTGTTAGAGTACACTGTTGATAACAACACAGAGACCTACGGAGCAGCTGAGATAACAGAACAAGTTAATAAGTACATCCCTTCTAACATCGTAAGGATGGAAGGTAGTTCATCAGAGAACATGATTATCATACAATCCGACAGCGACTATAAGAAGTTGTTTGTATATAAGTACTTTTGGCAAGGCAGAGAGAAGATACAGAGTTCCTGGATGTCCTTTACTTTTGCTAGAGAAGTCAGAGCTTTTAAGTTTATTGAATCTACTTTGCATATCATTACCACAGACAGTGACGGTACTTACTTAGAGAAGATACCAATGGAGAATGGATTAGCAGAAACAGGTAGAGACTATGCTTTATTGTTAGACGGTAGAATACAAAGCAGCAGTACTAATTATATACAAAGTATAAACTATACTAAGCTGAGTAGTACGACACCTCAAAGCTTTGACGGAACTAATCATACTGATGTTACTTACATGAGGTTTAGGAATAGCTTCCTGTTTAAAGAAGGCATGGCTATTTACTCTAAGAACGGAACAAGGAAAACAGTAACACGTCACTCTGTTAATGAGATCGAGATTTTAATTGATGGTAAGTTAGCTAATTATGTTAACTATTCTAATCATGTTACAAATGCTGGTGATACATATAAATGTATTCAAAGTCATACATCAGATGCAGCTAAAGAACCAGGAACAGGTGCTGATTGGGCATTGTATTGGGAGAAGATAACAACTACTATAGTTGCTCCTGTTTGGGCTTTAGCTACTGCTTATAGCTTTGAAAAGTTGTATAAGTGTGTTGAAGGACATACCTCCTCCGCATCGATACTCCCTACAGACACTAACTATTGGCAACCTACTGTAGAAGTGGATTCAGCACCTGTATGGAGCGAGGAAGGTTACGAGTATTTAAGTGTGTATGATTACTTCATTGGATACGAGTACGATATGTTATACAGGTTCTCTAAGCAGAACTTAAAGCAACCTACAGAGAGAGGTGGACGATCTGCTTCTGATTATACTTATCAAACAATTCGTAACGGTAGTATTGAATACTCAGAGACAGGACACTTTAATGTGGAAGTCACACCTAAGTTCAGAGATACATACACTTACACCTACAACCCAAGTTTGTTAGCCTCTGTCAGTACCCTTAATAAATTCACACCTGAGACTGGATTCTTTAAGTTTGCTGTTCAAGCTCAACCTAATGATGCCACTATCGAAATTAAATCTTCTAGTGCTTTACCAGTGAAGTTACTATCTGCTGAGTTTGAATCAACAATCATATCAAGGAGTAGACGCTATGGAGGTTAAGATAGAGAAAGCACAACCACTTGAAGACGCTCCTTTGTTATATGATGACTTACGAGAAGAGGACATGATGGAATGTATCGGTCTAATGCACCACCCTAGAGATGCTGTGTACGGATCTTTTGAATCAAGTAGTAAATGCTATAGCGTCAAGACAGATCAAGACGGATTGTTAGCTTGCTTCGGAGTGAGTCCTAGAGGGAACATCGGGATTTGTTGGTTGCTAGGTACGAGAAACTTTTATAAGATAAAGAAGAAGTTTGTTAAGGAATCACAGATGTGGATAGATGACTTGATGGGAGACTTCGACTACTTAACAAACTATATCATGGAAGCTAACACACTAAGTATGAGATGGTTAAAATGGTTGGGTGCTAGTTTTGAGGATTGCAATATCCCTGGTTATAAGTCATTTAAGATAGAGAGGAAATAATTTATTATGTGTAACCCAGCAGCAGCATTAGCAGTAGTAGGAGGTCTCCAAGCAGGGGTTCAATTCGCTGGTGCTAGACAACAAGCTAAAGCACAAGCAGCGTATCAAGCACAAGCAGCAGCAGCTGAACAGCAAAGAGCGTTACAAGAGCAGTCCTCTATCCGTATGCAACAAGCTCAACAACAAGAAGCTACTGCTAGGGAACTAGAACAAGTCGGTAGGAAGTCCAGAGAAGCGTTAGCTAGGGCTAGAGTTTCAGCAGGGGAAGCAGGTGTTGCAGGTGCTAGTGTACAAGCTTTGATGGATGACTATTCTAGACAGGAAGCAGGGTATAGAGCAGCTACTTTAAGACAACAAGAGTTAACAGGAGTAGGTACACAGCTGGGATTAGAACAAGCTGGACTAGCTTCTCAACAGAGACTTATAGGCATCAATCAACCTATTAATAAACCTAGTGTTTTAGGTGCTGTGTTGCAAGCAGGGTCACAAGCGATGAGCGGATATGCAACAGGTCAAGGTATTAGTAGTAGGATGAAGACACCTAAAACAACAGTAAGCTAATGGCAGAACGAGTACAAGTACAAGGGTTAGGTGACGCAGTTCCAGGTATTCAACCTACTATTCAACGAGCAGGTCAATACAGTGTAGGTCAGCGTAGAGCTGGTAGGAATAAGTTGATGGACCTTGCTGATGCTTTGTCACAGGTTAATCCTATCTTACAACAGTACGGTCAAGTACAGGAGTTTCAATTCCAAGAAGGTGCAGAGAGAGGAGCCATGGAAGCAGCGACTGCTGACTTAGAAGCTTCTGTTAATGAGTTAGATAAGACAGGAGAGAAGTTAGTAGAACAAGGTCTTTTACCTAGGTCGCAACTAGTAGGTTACCAACGAGCTTTTAGGGAAAGAATAGGGCAACGAGAAGCTAAGTCTTCTTACTTTAAGAATTTAAATGATAGGATTAACGAAGTAACTCAGAACTTAGAGGGTGACGATGACATTGTAGGTATTATCATAGCAGAAGAAAGAGAGAAATCTTTACAGAAATTAGGTGGTTCTCCTTTAGCGTTACAAGGTTTCTCTAAGTATTCTGACTCTATCGATAACAGTTTCTTTGCTAACGCTACTAAGAAGAGAGACAGGGCTGTACAGGATTTTAATGAGGGAATGGTTATTGAGGATTTAAACCAAGACTTCGGAGAGCAACTAACAAAAGCGGCAGACCCTGAAAGTATAGCACAGTTACAGTTACAATTAAAAAGCAGATTAGATGAAGTGTCTGGACTAGGTCTAATACCAAGATCGCGTGTAATTGAATTAGCT